TATTCATTATAGTTTACATTAATCACGTCTATATTATATCTTACGCCAGTAGCAGTTGTTTCATCAGCAGCAAGTGTAGGGTAATTCTCACAAGTATCTGCATACTCAGCAAGAATATACATTGCATCATTAGGTTGAGGACAGAATACACCGTAATTACCTGTACCTGTTGGCTGAACATCTCCATCAGTATCTCTCAATCCACCATTAGTTGCTGTACCCAATATCATTTGGGTATGTTTAATCTTTGGTGAGATTGCAAGTAATCCTATTAATTCTGCATCTCTAACTTCTTTAGATTGAGGTACATCTGGTCTACCGTTATACCCAATTCCTTTAGAGTTCCTAAATGGTGCAAACCTCTGCTTAATAAGTTCTTGTTGACCCAATGACAAGAAATCTGAAATTTCTCTATCATTAAAGGTTCTATTTGCCAACCTTGCTCCTTCATATTTCAGAAGGAATAAGGCTCTCATTCTGTTAGCTTCCATTTATATATTATAAATTTTGTTGTTTCAAAGCTGTTTTAACACGTTCCTCCAAACTTAATTTTATTGTTTGGTTATTTGGAGCATTAAAGTATTGTTCTACTTGTGTCAATCCATGTCCAATAACCTGTCCACCTTGTAAACTGTATTCGTTACCTCTAACTAATATAAATCTTAATGCGATAGCATCTTGAATTAAAACCTTTAGAGAAACCATTGCAGGATTTAACTCGATTAAATTACGTAGTTTCAAGCAAGCATTCTTATTATCCACTAATTTACGTCCTTCCAAATATAGCTTTTCAACAGGTGTTGATAGACTAATTCCTAACATACCATATAGTCTTAATAAGTCTAATAGATTCTTTTTATGGTTCTTATTAGTGTAAAGATAATTTAATACAGTATCTTCAACTTCCATTGCATCTAATTGATGTGCAAGTACTGCATCTTCATCTATAATTACCATTTCATATAAAGGATTGGATTCTGCTTCTTTTAGATTGTTAGCAATCCTATTGTGAGCTAAAGCAATTTTATACTTAATATAATCGTAAGGTTGTAATAGATTGAATTTAATTTCTGCACTATTCAAATCTCGTGATGTTTTATGTGCAATAATCCTTGCTTGCTTAGTTACCCAGAAGTTAGTATCATAAGGTTTATCTACTGATAAATCTATTTTAAGTAATTTTTCAAAGAACTTTTGCTCTTCTAAAGTTAATGGGTTGATAATCCTACCATTCATATCTTCTTGAGCATTGTAAGACTTTTTAGTTCCTGTTAACCAAGTTGCTTCAGATTTATCTTGGATAACTCGTGATGCTACTTTAGCAATAGGACGTAAAGTAATTACTTTATTTTGCAAAGGACTAAACTCTGAACTTGGTTGATGTAATACTTTTGCTCTCTCTTCAATTTCCTTTTTAGTTCTTGCAAGTTCCTCTAATCCTGCTTGTACTTTCTGATACATAGCTTGCATTTCTTGCATTTGGGTATCAGTAGAGCTTACTTCTTGAGTAACCTCTTTAGTAACTTCATCAGTTGCTGCATTTACTTTTGCAGTCTTTTCATCTTTTTTTGTTAATGGTTTCGTGGACATTGTTTTTAATTAAATTTGTTAAAACGTTGAAAAATAAATATAAAAAAATAAGGTTGCTGCAATTAAGCAGCAAACCTTACTTATAGACTAATATTTTAAAATATCAGGATAATAACGTACAACCAAAGTAGGGTCATATACAACAGCGCCTACTCCAGGTTCAAAATAGTGAATAGTAGAAGCATCTACAGCCGTAGCTAAAGCTTTAGGATTAGTAAATGAAGTGTTAGATTTATTCCAACCACGCATTCCTTCAAGTACACCCCAAATAGGAGCTTCATTCTCTCGACGCAAAATCTTCATGTTTTCTTTCTCATTTCCAAAACCCATGATTTCATACTCATAAGAACTTACCAAACCTCCAAGTGGATGATATTCTTTGTTACGTCCCGGCATATCTTTAGAAGGGTCAACTACAAAGTTAAATTCAATACCATTGATAGTTGCAACACCCATGATTTGACCCATGTTTACAAATACATCATTACCATTCCATTTGAAATTCTTACCAGATTGGTCACTAGCCCACGGACGAGCAGTCCAAGCAGATGAACCAAATGCTTCTTGTACCATATTAGCTAAAGCAACAAGACCATATTCACCAGCTTTGATAATCATCTTACGTCCTGACATTGGGATTTTATTAACAACAGCATCCATTGCAATTTCAGTTAAGAAAGCAAGATTAGGTTTTACTGACCAACGGTGTAGGTTAGTAGAACTCCATTGTTGTTTAAAACCAGGACCAGTAGTAGCAGCAGAACCGTTTTTATCAATGTTAGATACAGTTCCATCAGCGTTAACGTTACTTTGACCATTCATGATTATATTAGCAGTAATCATACGAGCTTTCTTAATCATTGCAAACTCTACGTTACTAATCCAATATACTTCTTTTTTACCACCTTTACCTTCAACAAAGAAAGCAAGAGGTTTAATATCAAACATACGTCCTTCCATCTCATGCTGTAAACGGAATTGACTCATACGAGTCTCCATCATAGCATGTGTGTAGAAGTTAATGTCAGCACCTTCATACGAGCGAGTATCAGGTACCAATGAAGCTTCAGCAGACCAACGTGTACCAGCAGCAACTTCTGTTAGTGGAGCAATAGAATCACGAGTAGCATTCAATTCAACACGATACAAGAATTTGTTATCACCAACTGCTTGAGGTTCACCTTTAACCCAAAATCTAAATGCATCAGGATTGTGGCTAGTAATCAATTCAGTTTTGCTAAATGGTTTACCTTCAAATAACAAGAAGAACTCTTGTCCACCTGAGATAACATAACCGGCAGGAGCAGCACTAACTAAGGTAGCCATACTTTCATCTGTATAAGCTGCCATAAGAGGATAGTTCTCTTCACGAGCATTTTCAAGTCTCCAACGTAAAATGTCTTCACCAGCTTTAATGGTTTTAACACCGTTAGACATCACCATAGAATAAAAATCTTCGCCCAACATTCTGTTACCAATTTGAATAAGGCGGTCTTCAACGGCTACAGGGTCTAAACCATACGCATTAATCAAATGGTTTTTATCTGTATAACCTGACCAGCTTTTAACACCCATTAGCTGGTTTTCTAATATTTGCATTCCCATATTAAATAATTATATTTATTTGTTTCTAAAATATTTCAATTCTTTTTTCTCACTTTGTTTTTTAGCATTTAATTTATCCATAAAGGTATTAACTGCTTTTGTCTCAGTAACTTTAGTAACCTTACTAAAATCACCATCTAAAATTCCGTAAGCATCTAAGTATCCGAGGATTGGTAGATATTTTGCCCAATTTTCTTGTAGCTTTTCTACCGTGTTAGGTATCTGTTTTAGGACTTTCTGTTTAAAATTACGGTCAATTTTTTGTCCTGGTATAAAAGCCTCAACGTCCATTACATTTTTCTCAATAGCCTTTTCAGCTTCTTCTCTCTGTTTAATAAGTTGTTTTTCACGTTCCTCTAATACTTTATTTACATCTAATTGCTTCTTCTCTTTCATTTCTTTATACTCAGGAAGAACATCTTTAGCATCATCAATTACATCAACAGAGTTTTCAATAAGTTTAGCAATACGCTTATCAGACAATCCACTCATCTTATAATACTCTTTAAGCATTACCTTAGCAGTATCCTCATCCTCTAAATCAGATTCTTTATAGATTTTATTCTCCATATCAATCTTAATATCTGATTTCTCTATAATACCTTCAGCCACTAAGTTATTAAGAATATCTTGTTTATAGTCATTTTTCCAAGCATCAAATGAAGCTTCTAATTGAGATTGAACAGCTAACTTTAAAGAATCAAAGTCTTTAATACTTTTAACTGCTTTATCATCTAAGTCAGGTAAAACACCTTGACTAAATAGTTCTTCTGCAAATGAACTAATCAAATCATCTGTAGATACACTCTCTCCTTCTTCAGATGATTCTTCTTTTTCATCATCATCTACATCATCTACATCTTCTTCATTATTAATCATAGATTCAAAATCATCTACTTCTTGAATTTCTGAAGAACCTTCTTCAGTGGTTTCTAATGCTTTAGCAAAATCTTCTGCTGACTCAAAATTTAAGTCTACATTTGTTAAATCTAAGGTCTTACCTTTAGTAGTCATAATTGTCTTATTAAATCGTTATTACTATATTAAATTGTTTATTTACTTTTACTTGCTGCTTTCTTAGCATTAATATGAGCTATTTGAATTTTATTTTGCATTTCTTCTCTTGCAATTTTTTCTTCAGAAGCAATCTTTAATTTAGCAGTGTCTTGTACAATTTTTTCTTTATCTAATTCTACTTGGTCTTCTATACCATTTCTATTAGTATCTAAAGAATGATTGTATGCGTCATACTTTCTATTCAACTCAGCTTCCATCAATTTAAACTCCCACTCTAATTGCAATTTCTCTAAGTCTTGCTGATGCTTAATCTGCATCATTTCTTGTTGAGCTTGCAATTGTTGTTGTTGTAATTGACCTTGTTGTTCTTGCTGAGATTGTTGTTGTTTTATCCTCTTCTCTTCTGTCTGACGTAGTTTAACTAACATCTCAGAAGGAGATTCTGTCATCATTAACGATGCAATATCAGATAATGTAGCAGCACCTGTCTGCATTGCAGCATGATATAAACTCTGCATTGTATTAGTTAACTGATACATTTTAGCAGAATTAGTAATCTTAATACCATACTCAGCTTCATTTAATAATGCACCATCAACTTCCAATACATAAGCACTTAAATCATCTAAAAGATATTGTTTTTTAAAGTTATCATCTCTCCATAGATTCTTAGCATACTCAAGAATTAATTCATATCCCTTAGCCTCTAATAAATCCATTATATAAAAATCTTCTTCAGTCTGTTGAGTTGACTGTATAATAGCTTGTTGTGAAACACCTAATCCTTCATTACCACTCATTTGTCCTTGACGTGGAGCAGGTACAGCAGCTATTTTATTTACCATTTCTTCAATCCATGATAACATTTTAATAGCTTGGTCTATCTCATTAGCTAATGATAAGTCTACTACTCTGTTGCCCAATTGCATATGCCCAGCTAATTGACCTTTGGCAGTACCTTCTTTACCCATTTCAAATGAGTTTTCAAACATAAGTCCAAATCTTTTTAACCACATATACCATTGCTCAGTATTCATACCTTTAGGTATCCTAGCTGTATCTACAACAGTAGCTTTACCTAAATTTTGTGTCCAAAGAGTAATCAATTTTTGCATCCAAATATTGAACATCCTTTGATAAGGAATTAAACGCTCTAATCTTGATTGTGATTTAACTCCACCGTAAGAATTTATATACCCGAAGTAAGAAGGTTTAACAGTAAAAGGATTAGACATCTTTCTCATTTGTACAGGTAGAGGTCTAACTCTTGCATAGATATCATCTAATATTAATGTACCTTCATAAATCTCTTCTGCATAAAACCACTCTATCTGTTCATTCAAGTCTGCTTGTACTTCATATTCCTCAGGTACCCAAGTCTTTTGTTCAGTACCATCATCGTCTAAGTATTGTAATAAACCTATCTTTTTAAGTGCTTTCCACTCAACTCTTTCTACTCTAATTAAACCTGAACCTGATTTATTAACCGCATTAAATAATGCTTTACCATCTGTAATAGAATAATCTTTTCTATCAAACTTTTCTCCTGGTAATACTACATATGGTATATTCTCATAATTAGAAGAATTATATATACCGCCTACTGCATCATATTTCATAATAGGATTATACAGTCCACCTGTATTATCCTCTAGTATTCTCTTTATTTCACTATCTGATAAGTCTTTGCTAAATTCTCTAACTATATCAAACGGATGCATATATCTTGTTTCTACCCAAGCATAACCATCTTCAACAAAATTAGACTCATCAATACCAAAGACTCTGAAGTTCCTAGAATCAACATGTCTGAACTTAGGGTCATTACCAACATGGTCAACTTTAAATATTGTTTCTGCAAGTATTTGATAACTTTTAAATCCCTTATTAAATACATATTTACTTTTTATATCGTTATCTTGTTGAATAACTTTAAGGATAGAATTAGCCATTGCTTCGTGGGCTGTTTGCAAATCATTCTTTAACATCAATTCTATCTCTTCAACCTTAGCTTTCATTTGTTCCTCGCTAAGTTTATCTCTTTGTTGAGCTAATGTAGAGAATTTTTGCATTGCTTGTTCTCTAAACTCTTTATCTTTCTCATTAACAACATCTGGATTAATAGCATAAGCTCTTACGTCAAATGTTCTCTTTAGATGTTCTCCAAATAATGTAGATAACGGTTGTGCCAATATATCATAGAAACTAAATGCATTCTGTTCAGCATCAGTTACTTCATCACTATCATCAACTCCTAATGGGTCTAAATGTTTTTTAAGTTCTTGTCTTGTAATTACCGAATTATAAAATGAAATTAGTTCATCCATTTCTTCAGTAGTCTTTCTTTTACCACCATTATTACTTGATGAAGAAGTATAATAATCTATAAAGCCTTTACCCCAAGAAGGTCTTTTTTTAGCTTTATAAGATGCCATTATATTAGGAAGTTCTACTATCTTATTGTTTTGTCCAGATTGCTCCATACATTATTATTTTTTACATATTTGTCATTGAATTTCTGAAACATTCTATCATTTAATCTTGGATTTGTATTATCTGATGTAGTATCAATCAATGCTTCTTTATCATATAATATCAACATTAAACCCATAAATGCAGAAACCCAGTCATAGTTACCAAATGGATTCCAAGCTATTAATTGTTGAAGAAGAGCTTTCGAAGGAATTGTAAACATCCTTGATGTTTTAACTACTGTGCCATCCATCTCTTGTCCAACAACTATTTCTTCTGCACACCATCTATTAATTAAACTTCTTGCATAACTATTAATGGCAGAAGTAGCATGAAACCCTTTTATTCTATTGTTTGATTTGTATCCCCATCTATCTTTTAATGAAGATGGTTCATCTGCTAACAAGTATAACTTGTTTTTAGCAGCAAAGTATGAATATAAACCCTTTAAGTTATTCTCGTATAGCAATTGAGCATCATAGAACTCAACCCCTCTCCACAATTGTTCATAATAATCTTCTGCTTTAGGTGGTCTACCTGCATATACGGCTACAATTTCTTTTGTTACCAAATCCATTATCCAAGTAACTGCCATAGAATGTTCTCCAGAATCTGAAGTTTCATCATAGCCGAAGTCAATTGTATCACAAGCTCCAACATATCTAAAATAATTAAATGTACTTGAACTATCTGGTTTAGAGTATATTATCCATGCACCATCTGTTTTAAAGTCTTTAGGTATTGGATGTATATCAACAGGTATAAGAGAATTATCTATAATAAGTTCAGGTTTTCCTGTTGCTGTTAACCCAAATCTACATGGAACACCTTTTTCAGATTCATTAGTTTCTAATGTAGATAGCGCCATTGTTGCAGTTGCTGTATCAAATGGTGAACTTTCATCAATTAAGAAAGCATCTGTAATATATAAAGGTTGCTGAGATATTAGTTTTTGATAACTTCTACTACTACCTCTTTTAGCTTTCTTTCTTTTATCCAGTAATATTGCTCTAGCTATCCAATGATGAGAGTTACCTTGTATATCTACACCTTCTATAATTTCATCATAAGTATCATTTACAAATTTATAAAGGTCTTTATCTTCTTCAATCAATTTTAAGAAATCTTCTTTATCTGTTGAGGATGGGGCATACCATGTATCTGATATAAACCAACCTACTTTACCAGACCTAGGTTGTTCTTCATATATATTATCATAGGCTAAACAACCATATACTTCAGGTTGATAGATAATCTTCTTAAGTGATTCAGAACCACCACCTTCCATATCTCCAGCGGAATTATGTGTGATTATATTTGAAGCTATATAAGTATTGGTTTTGTTTGCAGTTAGATTATATACTTCGTTATCCCCTACAAAATCTATACTCTTAATAGTGTTAAATCGCAAGTTTGTTAATTCTTTAATTTCTCCACTATCATCGTTAAGCATAACAACTTTATAAGGCTCTTGTGCTTTATGTAGTTTTCTAAACTCTTCTACTTTATTTAATTTATTTTGTTTAGCTGTTACTAACAATTTTATGTTTTCATAAAATCTAACTACGCTCTTATAATCTGATATTGATAATCTATAATATCCATTTACATCTGGGAAACCAGATTTTTTATTTAATCTTGGTTTGATAAAGGTAATAGCTGCGTGAATACCCAGTTTACTTAATAGGAATTTTACCTCTTCTATAATCTCTATATGTGCGGCATTTAAATTTATACTTAACCAATTACCTTTTCTAATTATAACTTCACCGTCAGTATCAAATAAACCTGCTATTAATTCTGTAACATTATACTTGGTACTGTTGAATATATCTTTGGGAAGTCTTTTTTTATCTTTTGTTTGCCCAAATATACCTAACTCTCTTAATTTTTTGGTAATATTTTTTATACGCAATGATTTAAATAATCTACCATCTTTGGTAGCATATGCTTCACTTGGGCTAAATGATGTTTCAAACCTACTTTCTGCATAATTTAATATTTCACTATCCGCATTGTGCAATCTAACTGTACCATCAAATGCATAATTACCATCTCCTATTAACATTCCTATTAATCTGGGTTGCCATACATCAACATCTCCAAATATGTTTACTTCATCTATTACAGCAATTCTATCTCCTACTTTTAAATCCTTTGTTTCTTTCCATTCTACTTTTTGGTACAGAGCATTTAACGTTGTCCTTTTATCATTTACAACCCCTCTCTTAGTATATTTAGTAGTAGCGCATAATATAGGGTGGTCATCACTACAACCTAATTTATAACCAGTGTTTGTAGTTAATTCATAACATGGTTTTATTATAGGAGTAGTATGGTAATTAGTAATAGGTTCTTGAGATACACCATTATCAAATCCTAAAATATTATTATTAGCATTTAAATCTTGTATATTTACTAAATTACCAGTACCATCCCATACCTTGTAATCTTTCATTATACAACCCCACGTATAGAAATTTCCTATGTACGTTTCTCCAACCCTTATAAGTGGTTCAATACTGACAGCATATGTTTCTAATAAGTTGGGAAATAAACCAGCTTCTTCTACACCAATCATATAAGCTGCTGCCCCTGCTGATTTAAAAGGGTCGTCTTTAAAAGATTTAGCTTCTATTTGAGACATGTAACCATTCTCAATAGGAGTACCATATTCATCTGTTTGCCAAAATGATGCTCTAAAACTATCTCTTGTATTATGAACACCTTTTCTTCTGCCAAATTCAGTTGTTTTAAGAAGCCAATTTAGAGTTGTATGTATTCCATCTAATGTTGTTTTATATTGGTTCTTTTGATAAGCAAATAAAAAATTAGTAGAATAGGGAATAAATGTAAAGTTATATGCATATAATGTATTGTCTACTGTATAACTAAAGCCCTTGCGACGTCCCTTGACAGTAGCATGACCTTTCTTCTTTAGAAGTCTAAAGTCCTTTTCAGTCTTTAAAGGGAACCAATCTAAATATAGTTCTTTATCTTTATAAACTCCAAATAAAGCAGCTTTATCCCATTCATTAGTAAGATAATATTGATGGTCTAAAAATCTTAAAAAAGTTTCTTGTAAACTATCAGATAATTTATTACCGTGCATATCTATAGGTAGAGCTTGTATTCTACCAAAATTCAATGTAAAATAATATCTACCTGTTATCCTAACACCTTCTATTTCTACACCATCAGTACAAAAATCTTCTTGTAAATCCCAATATTGTTCATAAGATGGCATTCCAGCCCTACCTCTAACATAACACCCATTGGTTTTATAATTATTAGCTTCTCTACAAAACACATTAGAATCTAAAAATCTAAGGTAAATTTGATTAGTATTACGTATAGGATTCTCTACATTAGTATAAAACAATTCCATTGATTCAGCCACTGTAGATAAAAATAACATTCTAGGTTCTAAAGTATTCTTAGTACGTTTTATTACTCTCCAGTATATAGCATTCTTCGAACAATTGATATTATCCATAACTTGTTCATAAGTATACCCACCTTGTGTTATTATATCAATTTCTTCTAAAGAAGTTAACCATGCTATTTTATCCATTTTAAATATTCCTCCTTATTAGATTTTACTATTTTATAATTAATATACTTAGTACCAATATATATGTCATTTATTAAAGCGTATATAACACTTTGTGAAATTTTTAGTTTTGTTTTTAAATCTTTTATAGATGTTGTAATAAATAATAAATCTTTATTTTTATAGACTGCAAAAAATCTTCGTCTTTGGTTATCTAAACTTCTAAATTTACTTACTCTTTTTTCTATTGTTTCTTCTGTTTGTTTTCTACCAATACAGCCTTTTCTAATATTTTCTATTGCTTCAGGGCTTCTTTTTTTACCAATATTTTTCTTTCTTATTTTTTCTATTGACTCTTTTGACATTTTTTTACCTAAATTAGATAGCTTAATTTTTAATCTGGTCTCTTCTGACAATTTTCTACCTAACATTATTTTATTACCCATCATCAATTTAGAAAGTCTAAGTTTATTTTCATCGCTAATTTTTCTACCTTTCAAACTTTTAGAAAGTTTAGCTAATGTCTCCATTGTTGGTTTATACCCAACTCTTGTATGCCCACCATCTGCATTATTAACTAATAATCCCTCATTTAAATCTTTTCTTCCATAATATTTTATAAGGGCTATCTCTAAAGAATTTACTAAATTATAATCATTTGTTTCAAATATTATTTTAACTGTATACTCTGTTTTATTTGCTATATTCTTCCAATATTTAGTTCTTGTATTTTTTACAAAGGCTCTTTTAAATTTGTTATCTGTATTAGTTCCTATACCTACATAAAAAACAGAATTATTATCATTTCTAATATGGATATATACATAATAGTTAAAATTGTCTTTAGTATTTCTCAATAAACTATATTTTGAATTTGGTATATTATAGGTATAATAATTAATATTATCTAAAACTTGCTCAATAAAATACCCACCATTTGTTTTAATATTAATGGTGGGTACACTTGCAAAATCAGAATATATCTTTTCTAATCTAGTCATTTAATAACTTCTTACATTACTTCTATCTACTTTAAGAGCTTTGCTACTCTTACTTAATGCCCCACAATCATTACAACGATAAGTTGTATATCTTGATAATTTACCAAAACTACCTATATCTACAATATTAGTAGATGAACAAGTAGGACAAGTATCTTTATCTTCAGTTAAATTAGGGTGTCCTTTAATCCAAGGTCTTAACTTCATATACAATTCTTCTAAACCTACAACATCACCATCATTATAATTAGACATTGTATCTAAAGCTTTCTGACTACCATTCATACAATCAATCCATAATTGTAATCCTTCATTCTCTATCTTTCTACTAATATCTAATACCTCATTTAAATACTCTAATTTATTAGATGTAATAGCAAAGTTAGCTCTAGCAATCTTTAAAGTATCTATCTTATGATAAGGACTTGGTGGTGGAAATCCATGCATTAAGAACCTGGTATTCATCTTCTTATGGTCAAATTTTACTGAATTATGACCGCACACAATGGTAGCCTCATCTAATAAATACCATAAGTCTTCTACAATCCTTTTATCATCAGCATTAATAGCTTCTTGAGGAGTTAATTTACCTCTATACATAGTATCTTCACCAAACCATTTAGCTGACCAAGTTAATACATACCAGTCTTTAATGATTGCTTTAGTAGATATATTTTGGTCATATAATCCCCAAGCATATACTTGCAAAGGACTTGTTTCAATATCAAAGAATAGTAATCTTTGTTCAGATTTAAGTTCTAAACTCTTACGTGCTTGTATAACTTGTTCAACTGTAGCATTAAAGTTATCAGCTAACCATTGATTACCCTTTTTTAAATATCCTGGGTGTGTTTGAAGTACTTGTTTAATATTCATTGTTTTAGATTAAAATTTGAGATAATAAAAAGCAGCTAAAAAACATTCTCTATAATCATCAGTTATATCGAATACTTTTTTATAAAGATGATTATCATATTTACCTACTGTATTTGTTGTAGGATGATACCCATAAACAGG